TACTCAAGATGAGCCTGCACAAGAAGATGAAGAAGTTGAAGAAGAAGAAGTTTAATGAATGGCAGACAAAGTACAAGATTTTGCAGAGTACAGAATTAGGCAAATAGAAATTGCTGAGGCAAAATATTATGAATCACTTATAGCAACATTAGATAAAATTGAAAAAGAAGTTGTTAGTCTTGCTGGTAAAACTTTACCAACAGATGATTTAGAAAGATTATATGATCTTAAAATTGCAGTATCTATGCAACCAAAGATTAGGGCTATACTAGAAAGAGAATACTTAGCTTGGTCAGATACAGTTGTTAGAGAGGGTTTTACAAAACAAGCTAAAAGAATTGAAAAAGCATTTAAAGGTATTGGCAATATACCTAGAGAGTTTCAGCAACTTACAAATGCAGATTTAACACTAATTGCAAATTTAAAAAGACAATCGTTTACACAATTCAAAGATGTTTCAAATACTTTTACAAGAAGATTAACTGAAAAAATATATCAATCTACATTAACCAGTGTAGAGTTTACAGAACTCGAGAAAGATTTAAGACAAACTATAAATGGCATATATGCTAGTGCTGATGATAAAAAAATTAATTCATTAGTTAAAAAAATCAAAAAAGATGAGGTTACAGTTCGAAGATTAGATAAAAGAACTACACAAGGTAAAGTTGTAAGAGCAAGATTAGATAAAAACATACAAACACTACAATCTAAATTTGCTAGAGATAGGGCTGGTGAGAATATGAAAAGGTATGCTGGTCAAATACTTAATGATTCATTAAGGGAATTTGATGCACAACTTAACCTTGCAAAGTCTAAAGATGCTGGTTTAACTTATTTAAAATATCAAGGCTCAAACATACCAACTACTAGAGATTTTTGTAGGCTTGTCAGAACAGGAAAACTTGATATAAGAAGAAATGGACTTTTCACAATTGATGAAGTCAAGAAACTATGGCAACGATCATGGAAAGGCAAGAAAGCTGGTAATCCTTTGATAGTTCGTGGTGGTTATAATTGTCGTCATCAATGGTCATTCGTCAATCCAGATTGGTATGACGATAACGGCAAACTAATAATATAGGAGAAAACATGTCAGAAGAAACAAAAGCAGTAGAGCAAACTACTGAAAAAAAACAAGAAGAAACACCTGTTGTAGAAAAAGCACCAGAGCAAACATTTACACAGGCTCAACTTGACAATATTATTAAATCAAGACTTGAGGCAGAAAAAACAAAACATCAAAGACAACTAGACGAACAAAAGAAAAAAGATGATGAAGTGCTTAAGGAAAAGCAATTACAAGATGCTAAAACAAAAGCTGAAATCGAAAAGCTAATGAAAGAAAGAATAGCAGAAAAAGATCAAGAGTTAATGAATATGAAAAATATGATCAAAAAAGAAAAAATTGATAATTCTGTTATGTCAGTAGCATCTAAAATGAATGCAGTAAATCCTCAACAAATTGTAGAGTTAATGAAAAGCAATATTAAATTGTCAGATGATAATCGTATTGAAATACTTGATAAACATAATAATATTAGGTATAACGACAAAGGAGAACTACTTTCGATTGAAGAATCAGTAAAAGAGTTTTTAGATACTAACCCACATTTCTCGAAAGGGTCATTGTCTGGAGTAGGGAGCCAGAGTAGTGTCGAAGGTAAAACTGTAAAACCATTTAATATTCAGGACTTAGACATGAGCAAGGCAGAAGATCGTCAGAAGTATGCAGAGTATCGCAAAAAAAGAGATTCAAGTCCTGTTCAAATAAACTTAACAAATAACAAATAATAGGTAAATAAAATGGCAAATGAAACAACATCGTCAACGGTATCAGAACTATACACTGAAATCGTTGCAGAGGCATTGTTTGTAGCTAGTGAAGTTTCTACAATGAGACCACTTGTAAAAAACTATGCTATCGCTGGTGGTGGTAAGTCAGTTGAAGTTCCGATCTATGCAGCAGTTTCGGCAGCAGCAGTAAGTGAGGCATCTGATTTATCTAACACAGCAATCAATCCAACATCAGTATCAATTACTGCATCAGAAAATGGAATTATGACAACATTAACTGATTTAGCAAGAAACTCTGCACCAAGAAATGTTGCAGCAGACATAGGTAAATTGTTTGGTGAGGCGATTGCAAAAAAAATAGACACAGACTTAACTGCTTTATTTGATGGATTCTCAACATCTATCGGTGGTGCTGGTCAAGAAGTAACTGTTGATAAGCTTTTCCAAGCATCAGCAACTTTAAGACAAGCAGCAGTTCCTGCAGGTTACTCTTGTGTTTTAAATCCAAAAGTAGCTTACAATGTTAAAAAAGCATTAACTAATACTTTCGTAAATCCAAATCCTAATGACCTTACAAACGAGGCATTAAGAACAGGATACATCGGAACTATTGGTGGTGCTAGAATCTTTGAAACTTCAAATGTTGATGGTACTTCTGATACAGACAACTGTAAAGGTGGTATGTTCCATCAAGATGCTTTAGGTTTAGCTATGATGCAAGACCTAAAAATTGAAACTCAAAGAGACGCATCGTTAAGAGCAGACGAGATCGTAGCAACTGCAGTATATGGAGTTGGCGAACTACATGATTCTTATGGTGTAGAGATATTAGGTGAGTCAGTAATCAACTAATGACTACTTTTCTATGGCGAGGAAACTCGCCATAGGATATAAGGAGATATTATGGATATAAAATTGACAAATGGAAAAAAGACTATTGTTAGAAGTAAAATACAATACGAGGCAAATATAAATCATTTTAATGCAAGAGGATTCAAACCTGTAAAAGAAACAAAAGAAAAAATAGACAAAGTTGTAGAGTTAAAACCAAAAAAGAGGAAATATGCTAAAAAAACTAAAAAAGAAAATTAAAGAAATTTTTGATTGGATAATGGGTATTAGATAATGGCTAATTATACTGGTGCAAATGTAATTAATGCTGGGGATGTATCAAACTATCAAGCAGATATTTATGAGTTTGGTTTTTCATCTACATCATCTGAAGTAACTTTTTTTATTGCAGAAACAACAAATGATATTTTAAGAGAGTTGCGTATTCGTTGGTGGCCAATTTATAAAACAAATGTTTATACAGACATCACTGTTTTAAATACTGCAGAAATGGTTGACACTAAAGTTAATTTAGATCAGTTCAAAAGGGCTGGAGCATTTTTATTTTTATATAAATTTTTTTTACCAACAATAACAAAGTTTAGACCAGAGGCAGATAAAGATAGATTTGAAAGAATGATTGAGTTTTATAGAAGTGAATTTAACAATGAGTTTCAAGCTATTTTAGAAGATGGTGTAGAATATGATACAGATGCAAGTGGAACAATTTCTGTAAACGAAAGAGAATCTTTACATGGAAGTAGAAGATTAACTAGATAATGTTAAGTGCAAGAGTAACTTCTAATTTACCAAAGGTCAGAAAAAGATATAATAATTTTTTTAGAAGATTTCCAAAAATTGTTACAATGGGTTTAGAACAAGCTGGTGTACAATTAAAAGAAATTATTCTTGACAGAACTGACAGAGGTTTGGATTTTAATAAGAGAAGATTTGTACCTTATAGTCCGTCTTATGCAGAAGAAAAAGGTAAAACAGTAGTTAATTTACAAGACACAAATGACATGTTGCAATCTATTGATAGCAAATTAAGAAATAAAAACCAAGTACAACTTTTTTTTAGAGAACAAACACAAGCAAAAAAGGCATTGTTTCATCAAAAAGGATTAGGTAAACTACCAGAAAGAATATTTTTTAAGTTTAATTTAAAAACAGAAAAGCTTATAAGAAGATCGTTTGAGCAGTTTATGAAAAAAGAAATTAAAAGGTTAAAGATATGAGCAAGAGAGAAGATATAGCTAGTCATATTGTTACCACAATTTTAGCAATTTCTAGCCCAAGTGTAAAGAAATGCACAAGACAACCATTTCCATTGGAAGAACTAGCAGAATCACAATATCCAGCAGTGCTTGTACAAACACAAGAAGAAACTAAA